CTGGTGCTTACATCAGCTTGGGCAGTGAAAACTGGGGCGCAGTCCTCAGCGCCTAATCAGCGCAGCAAGAGGGGCCCCACGGGGCCCCTTCTTGTGTTAGTATTCTCATAACTTCAAACTTTACGAGGTTAGCTCATGGCGACCATCACAGTTGCGTCGATCTTGACCAAGGTTTCGACGATTCTTCAAGACCCGACAAATATTCGCTGGCCTGCCGACGAATTAATCTTGTGGCTGAACGATGGCCAACGCGAAACCGCGTTGTATAAACCAAATGCTTTTGTTGTCAACACGGCCGTTATTTGCGTAACAGGCACTAAGCAGACACTGCCCGCTGCAGCCGTTTCTTTGATCGATGTTGTCCGCAATATGGGCACGAACGGCACAACGCCGGGCAATGCCATTCGCGCTGTGTCACGGGAGATTCTGGATGCGCAAGTTCCCAACTGGCACGCATCTACACCGAGTGCTGTTACAAAGCATTTTGTTTATACGCCCCTAGATTCAAAAACTTTCTACGTGTACCCCCCACAGCCGTCTTCTAGCCAAGGCTACGTAGAATTGGTTTACGTTGCTGCGCCTACTGATGCAGTATCTGGCGGTGTGATTACCCTAGATGACATTTACGTCACTGCACTAATCAGTTACATTTTGTTCCGTGCTTATAGTAAAGACGCTGAGTACGCAAACAACGCGGCACTGGCTGCCTCATACTATCAGCAGTTCCAAGGTCTCTTGCAAGGCAAAGTCACAGCGGAAGCTGCGTCTAACCCGAACCAAGCGCTAGCACCATTCAATCCTAACTTACCGGGATCAATGAAGTGAGCAACGTCTCTTACGAAGTCTTCTTGCCGAATATCCTCCCGTACGCCCCGAACGTACTGGACGACCAAGCGATTGAGGCTGTGCGCAACGCCTGCATCGACTTTTGCCGAGAGACGTTATTTTTGCAGTGTGACTTAACGCCTATCACTGTGATGGCTGGTGCAAACACGTACTGCATCGACGTGCCTAGATATAACATTCTTGGTCAGGTGATGGGTATTTATTATCAGAGCCGCCGACTAGAACGTAAGAGCCAGTATGAGTTGGAGAAGATGTTCTCCATGAACTGGCAATCTTTACAGGGCACACCACAAGCGTTTACGCAATTTAACCCCAACGACATTACGTTGGCGTTATGCCCTGCAGAGACCGTCCAGAACGCGATTACAGGCCGTTATTCATACATGCCGCTACGCGACTCTACCGTTGTGGATTCGCAGCTCTATGAGCGGTATTTAGAAGAAATTTCAAGCGGAGCGCTTGCTACCTTACTAGAAACGCCGAATCAGTCGTATACGGATGCTGCAGGCGCTAAAGCGTACACAGCGCGTTTTAGATTGGCTAAACAAACGGCCCGGGCTTACGTGACCGGTGGTATGAACCATGCGCCTATGCGCATACGTTACAGTAGGATTTGGTAATGAGCTGTGATCTGATCTATCTTGTTCAAGGTGACGTAAACCGCCCGCAGGTTCAAACAACGATTACCGACGAAAACACGGGTGCTGTGGTCAATATCACAGGCTCAACACCAATTATGAAGTTCCGTATGGTCGGTTCTACAACTCTGCAGGCCACCATTACTGGCATCATTACCGACGGCGCAAACGGCGTTTGTTCGTTTGCCATGACCGCTGCGGCACTATCGGGCGACCCCGGTAACTACGAAGGTGAAGTGCAGATTACATTCTCCAATGGCGACATTCAAACCGTCTATGATCCTCTGAGGTTCCGAGTTCGCGAGGACTTTTAATGAAGGCCGTTGCCAGCTACATTAAGCTGCAGATTGACGCCGCGTATGTCAAATTACAGGCGTTAACAACCTACCAGCATCTGGCAATTGAGGTTCAGTACGTACTGCTGAAAGCTACAGCAATTACGGGCAAGTTTGTTGAGTACATCTACGTTGACGACACGATAACCGAGACAGATGCCACCACGTTGGCTATTACCAAACAGCTGACTGACATAGCTGAGCTGGCAGAACAAATCAGTTTAGGCACAAGTAAGTCATTTGCGGATTCGCAGGCTATGAGCGATTTGATAGCTCTTATAGTCAACTTTGATCGTATTTTTTCTGATACAACCAGTTTTAGCGATGCCGCTACCCGAAGCGTTGATAAAGTCTTAGCCGACAGCGTAACTGAGACAGATGCCGCTACTCGGGCGGTGACAAAATTAATTGCCGACTCACTGGCCATGGCCGATTCCGTTGTTGGTATTAACTTTACTGACAATGAAGACGACGCTGTAGCCATTGATGACTTAGGCATTGACGACGATCCTGAGTGGAATTTGGGTAAAAATTTAGCAGATACGGCCTCGACAACTGACGCTGGCTTGTTGATAATGCAAGATTACTGCGACATCACTTATTTTTTAGAAGACTACGTGGGGCAAGCCCGCACATTTTGAGGAAAAACCATGAACTTAAATGAACTTTTCAAACTGACCGGCCAAGTCCACGTTACCGTAACCAACGAACACGGTGAAGTCGTTGAGCAGCGAGCTGCCAATCTGGTCGTTACGACCGGTAAAAACTTTACGGCTTCCCGTATGGTCGGTACTGCTGATAACATCATGAGCCACATGGCTCTGGGATCAAACAACACTGCTGCTGCCGTAGGTGATACAGCCCTTCTGGGAGAACTTGGTCGAGTGGCCTTGACTGCCGGTACTGCTACTGCCAACGTCGTGACTTATACAGCTACATTCGGCCAAGGTGTTGCCACTGGCGGTGTACAAGAAGCCGGCATTTTCAATGCCTCTTCTGCCGGAACGATGCTCTGCCGCGTCGTATTCGCGGTTGTCAACAAGGGTGCAAACGATACAATTGCCATTACTTGGACCGTCACAGTCGGATAAATTTACATGACGTGCTGAGCGTCAGGAGTTTGGAATATGAGCACTATTGTTACCCGCGCAGGTAAGGGCTCGCCCCTTACCAATAACGAAGTTGACGCTAACTTTGTAAACCTGAATACGGACAAGATAGAGTCCATCACGTCGGTTGACGGCTCAGTAGTCATTACGCCTACGGGCACAACGCGGGATTTATCTGTAGGCACAGCTCTCAATACAGCAACATTGATCAGCCAAGTCCGTAATGAGACTGGTGCAACACTTACCAAGGGTACTGTTGTATATGTTAGCGGAGCGTCAAGCAACAAAGCTCTTGTATCCAAAGCATTGGCTAATGCAGACGCTACATCAGCACAGACATACGGTGTTATCCAAGCTGACATTTCTAACAACCAAAACGGTTATGTAGTTGTTATTGGTGTAGTAAGCGGTCTTAATACTTCTGCTTTTGCTAATGGTACACAGTTGTATCTCAGCGGAACTACTGCGGGTACTTACACAAGCACTAAGCCTTATGCACCAATCCACTTGGTGTACGTTGGTATTGTTACGTACAGTCACGCTAATCAAGGTACTATTGAAGTCAAGATTCAAAACGGATATGAGATGGATGAGCTACACAACGTAGCTGCCCAGTCACCTACCAACGGACAAACTCTTGTATATAACACCAGCACCAGCCTTTGGGAAAAGAACACAGTATCTTTAACTGCGGGTGTTAATGGTGTATTACCAACTGCCAATGGTGGAACAAACCTTTCATCATTCACATCAGGCGGTGTGGTTTATGCTTCTAGTACAAGTGCATTGGCTACTGGCTCTGCGCTTACTTTTGATGGGACTAATCCAAGCACCACAGGAAGATGGAAAAGCACAAATGAAACTGCATTTATTGCTCAACCATCTACCACTACTTTAGGTGCGTATGGTCAGTACACCAATGCAGGCGGTACTGCTTACATTGGATTAAATAATAGTACAGGTGGTACTTTTGGTGGTGCGGCTTATGGTTTAGTTTATTACCACGGAGGTGCTTATCCGCACACTTGGTATATTTCTGGCACAGAACAAATGCGCCTAACCTTGACAGGTCTGGGTATTGGGACAAGTTCGCCATCTACAAAACTTGATGTAAGTGGGGCAGATGGTGTTCGTGCTAGGGTGATTGCAACATCTGGAGGCACATCGGGTCTAATCCTTTCTTCATCGGGCAACACGGCTTATTCCATCAAAGCGGGAAATGCAGACAATTCTTTGCGAATTGACCAAGACGGGACAGACAGAATTACGCTGGCAAGCGGTGGGAATGTAGGTATTGGGACAAATTCGCCTGCCCATAGGTTAGACGTAACAACTACATCAAGTGCCGTTGGTTCTTTTGCAAGGACAACAGGAACGGCAGTTGTAAAAATTCAAGGCATTAGCGGAAATAGCGTTTTAGCATTTGGTGATGGCTCAACTATTGGTGCTACAAGTGTTTGGTCATTGGGTCGCAAAAACTCAGACAACTCTTTCCGAATTAACTACAACGAAGATTCACTTGATACAACAAATTATGTAACTCTTAAAACAGATGGTAATTTTGGTATTGGGACAACTTCGCCTTCTTATCCTTTAGACATTGGCACAACTCAGTCTGCTGAAACAATTGCTCGTGTTTTAAATTCAAGTACAAACGCAGGTGCGGCTTCAATATTCCGTGTTCAAAATAGTACAAATAATTTAGATGTAGGAATTAGAAGTACAGGTGCAAGTGCGTTTGGTGCTTTAGATGCCAATAGCGCTTATTTTGGATATAACGGTGGTACATCATTAGTCTTATTTGCTTCAAATGCTTCTGCGGTAATTAAGTTTGCTACTGGCGGTTCAGCGGAACGTATGCGCTTAGACGCATCGGGCAATTTGCTTGTCGGCACAACAACAAACACTAACACATCCAAGCTAGTTGTCAATGGCACTATCAGCCAAACAGTAGGCGGCACACAGTATCAAGTAGTAGATCAATCCGACATCGGTACAGGTGCTAATGAAATCCCATTGAATCAATATCTTGGCTCAATGGCTTACCAAAATGGTGATGCGTACTACAACACGGGAATGACTGTTGGATTCCGCAACCGAATTATCAATGGTGCAATGACAATTAACCAACGCTACAGTACAACGGTTGTTACGCCCGCTGACGGTGATTACACGCTTGACCGTTGGAGACTTCCATTGTCTCAGCCATCAAAATTAACAATACAGCAATCAACGACCGCACCGACTGGCTTTGGTAATTCCGCACTTATTACTTCTACTTCCGCATATTCAGTAGGCGCATCTGAAGGCTTCCTTTTTGCTCAAAAAATTGAAGGATTTAATTTTGTTGATATGTCATGGGGTACATCTAGTGCAACATCGGTGACACTTTCTTTTTGGGTGCGTAGTTCATTGACCGGAACTTTTGGCGGTTCTTTATCTAACCAATTAAATAATCGTTGGTATGCAATTTCTTACACAATTAACGCGGCAAACACATGGGAACAAAAGACAATAACTATTGCGGGTGATACTTCAGGTACATGGGTCGGTGGAACAAATGGTGTAGGTCTTAATTTGTATTTTAGTCTTGGCTCTGGTTCGTCAGTTAACGGTGCGGCAGGGTTGTGGGGGTCATCAACTCTTTATTCGGTTACAAACTCAACCAATGTTGTAGGCACAAACGGCGCAACTTGGTACATCACAGGCGTTCAACTAGAAAAAGGCAACATAGCAACATCGTTTGATGTGCGACCTTATGGGACTGAATTGCAATTATGCCAAAGATATTTCCAAAAAATTTCTGGTTTTGTGTGTGCAAGCGGTACTGCGGGGCTTACTGGTTGCGCTACATCAGTTATGTTTAAAACAGAAATGAGGGCTTCTCCTAGCGTAGGACTTACAGCAGTTCTTGCTGTTACTCAAGTCAATACAAATGATTACACGCAAAGTTCAATCTCTGTATCCATTGCTGGTGGCGGTGCTAGAGTTTCTACTCTTGGTGTAAATGCTTCTTTTGATAACTTCCCTACACTTCCGACTAACTGCCCACTTCCATCACTTGTAAATAGTGGCGTACTTACTTTATCTGCGGAGTTGTAAATGTACAAACAATACAAAAACTTTGACGGGTCTATTGCAACAAACGCAATCATTCGAACGACTGATAACGCTTGCATACCATTTGACCCTGCCAATTCCGATTATCAAACTTACCTAAAGTGGCTTGCTGAAGGCAATACACCCGAACCCGCAGATGGAGAACAAGCATGAGCATCCAATCAAATTTCCCAAACACAAAACCATCGCTCTTGCTTGATTTTGCAAACACAAAGCAATTAGACAATCGCGTAACTTTTACTAGGTCAACTCCTGCGGTTTACTACGATGGTAAAACTACTGCAATGGCAGAGCAGAATTTAATTTTGCAAAGCCAAACTTTTGATAATGCGTCTTGGACTAAAGGCAATGTAACCGTCACCGCTGATTCAGCGACAACGGCTCCCGATGGAAGCACAACTGCTGATTTGTTTTATCCATCGTCTACGGGAACGTGGAGAATTATTTATCAGGCCCGCCCTAAAGCGAACATTCAGTACACGATTACAGTTTATGCAAAGGCATCTGGTTTTTCAAATTTCTTTGTTGGTTTTGATAACCAAACGACTACAGTTGCTTGGTTCAATTTATCGACGGGAGTTAAAGGGACAAAAGGCTCAAGCATTACAAGTTCCGACATGACATCGGTTGGAAACGGTTGGTATCGTTGTCAGGTGGTATTCACTCATACGGCAGATTCTTTTGCGTTGTTTGGAGTTTCTGACGCAGACAACTCTTCAACGGCAACCGCAAGCGGGACTAATGGAGCGTTAATCTGGGGCGCACAACTAGAACAGCGTTCAACCGCAACCGCATACACAGCAACAACAACGCAACCCATCACAAACTACATTCCCGTTTTACTAACTGCGGGTGGTAATCAAGCAAGGTTTGATTGCAACCCTACTACTGGTGAATCATTGGGATTGTTGATTGAAGAACAGAGAACAAATGTTGCACTTTATTCTGCGGCAATCAGTAACTGGACACAAAATAACACTACAGTTACTTCTGATACTGTTATTGCACCCGATGGAACTTTGACAGGTGATTGTTTAATAGCGTCAGCGACAAACTCTACTCATTACATAGTCCCTACAGGTTCTTCCACAACCATTGGTACGATATATACATATTCTGTTTACGCAAAAGCAAATGGATTAAATTATATTTATTTGCAAGGTAATGATGGCGGTGGCGCTTATCCAAAAACATCTTTTAATCTTTCAAATGGAACGATTGCTTCCGCAGGAACAGGATATACAAACACAATTACATCTGTAGGAAATGGTTGGTATAGATGTTCAATTTCATTTACCGCCAGTAGTACATATTTTTCATTATTGGCAATGGGTGTTGCAGATAGTACTAATCAAGTTTTTATAGGAAACGGCTTTTCAGGTGTTTTTATCTGGGGCGCACAATTAGAAGTGGGTGCTTTTGCCACATCCTACATTGCAACAACTTCAGCAAGTGCTACAAGAACAGCGGATGCGGCAAGCATGACGGGGGCTAACTTTAGTAGTTGGTACAACCAAGCGCAAGGAACAATGTACGGAGAATTAAGTTCTTCTGCAACAACTGGATTTAGATTGTTTACATTTTCTGATGGAACTTCAAATAATCAAAATTGGATTTCAGAAAATAGCGCGGCAATTTATAGAAATGCTGATTATCAATATTACGCTTCTGGATTCAATTTAGGTAATACTGGAAAAATTGCAATGACATATGCACCAAATGATGCGCAAAATGCTGTTAATGGAACATATGGTTCTGTTGATACAACTGTAAACCTTGCAAATAACTTGACTACAGCATTTATTGGCGCAAACGCATCTTCAGATATAGGAACATTAACAATTAAAAAACTTGCTTTTTATCCACAGCGTTTAAGTCAAACAAACTTGCAAGCCCTAACTTCATAAGGTATCAAAATGGATTACAGATTTACATTCACCGATGAAGCCCAATGGTGGGAACTTGCTAATGCAAATGGTTGGGTTCAATACGAATACGAACCGCAACCGCCAACTGCTTTTGATGAGCCACAGCCTGAGCCAATCGTTAAGCGCAAATGGATTTCTTACCCTGACATTGACTTTGTGGTCATTGGTACTGTTTACCAACCGCAACCACCTACACCGCCCGATGAGCCACCACCAACTCCAATTCCTTATGATGGATTTGCAGTAAACATTCGGTTTAACAATGGTTCTGTATTACCATCTAACTTGGCGGCATTTGTCATTCAACCAAACAATCCCCAATTCACCTTTGCGGGTGGTTGGGAACAAGGCAGCGTTTAATTTAAGGAATAATCATGACAGCAAATTGGATCATTGAGTGGATGTCTTGCAAACCTACAGAGGGTTCTTTAACCAATGTAGTTGTCACTGCGGGCTGGAGAGCCAACGGCGTACAAGACACTTACAACGCAACTATCTACTCAACCTGTTCTTTCCCGCAACCTGAAGAGGGCGGTCAATTTACGCCTTTTGCTGAGTTGACTCAAGCACAGGTATTGGCGTGGTGCTAGGCTAACGGCGTTGACAAAGACGCAACGGAAGCTGCGCTTCAGGCACAGATTGACAGCCAGATCAACCCACCCATTGTGCAGCCACCCCTCCCTTGGGCATCAGTACCCGCATAAGTTAACGGGAAGCCACCACCCGACCTTGGTGGCACACTAAAGGAAAATCATGGGAAATGAAAAAAAGACCCCTGTGACAATCGACGGCGTAGATTACAAGTTTGAAGACATGACGCAGCAGCAACAGCTGTTGCTCAACCATGTTGCCGACTTAGATCGAAAGCTAGATTCAGCACGTTTTAACGTGGATCAAATGCAGATAGGCAGAGATGCCTTCTTCAAAATGCTAAAAGAAGCGTTGGAAGCCAAGCCTGAAGAGGCCGTGACTGACGTCGTAGCAAACTAAGAACCAGCCACCTTCGGGTGGCTTCTCTAAGGAATTTAAATGAGTGAAACGGTGGAAACAAAATTGGCTGTACACGAAGCTGTTTGCGCTGAACGATACAGGTCTATTGAGGGCAAGCTCGATAGCGGTAAAGACCGCATGCGAAATATTGAGTATATGCTTTACGCCGTTATGTTGGCCGTACTGTTCGGCCCCGGTGTCGCGGCTGAATTTGTCAAAAAAGTGTTAGGGCTGTAAAATGAGTGAATGGGCCGAAGCAATTATTGCGGCGGTCTGCATAACCGGTTTTGTAGTCTGGGGGACGTACGTTATCGTTTGGTGTTTCCCGTGATTGCGTTTTTGCTGGCTGTATCTATTGAATACAGATGTGTTAAGTGGGCTTGGGTTGGCGACGTTTATAACCGGAAAGTCTACTGTATTGAATGGAAAAAGGTAGAACGGAAATGATTGATCCGATGACAGCCCTAGCGGGGATACAGTCCGCTATATCGATGGTGAAGAAGGCCAGTGCTGTGGCCAATGATCTTGGCTCGCTTGCGCCGATGATTGGGAAGTTATTTGACGCAAAATCAACAGCCACTAAAGCACTGATTGAGACAAAGAAAAGCAAGGGTTCCAACATGGGAACCGCGTTGCAGATTGAGATGGCCCTAGAACAAGCCCGTGCATTTGAAGAAGAGCTCAAAATGCTCTTTATGACCACAGGCAAGATTGACGTTTGGAACAAGATTAAATCCCGTCAAGACCAGATGGACATTGATGACGCAAGAGAACTTCGCGCACTAGAGCGGGCAGAGAAGAAAGCAAAAGAAAAAGAAGCGGAGATGAACGAATTGGCTGTCATCATTGGTGGTTGTGCGTTTGTGCTGTTCTTGGTTGCTATTGGTATTTATGAACTCATGGAGTTTTGTGAGACCACTAAAAGGTGTGGGCGGTGAATGAATATCAGAAGACCTTTGACCTATGCCTGAAGATATTCGTTTACGGGTGTGTGGCTTTGTGGTTTCTAGGTTTTCTAAAGTTCTTGCCAGATGATTTGTCGGACAAGATTGTTAATCTTTTACTTGGAAGGGTAGGATTGGGCAAATGAGAATTACCACGTACCAACAGAATGCCAAGATGCTTTCAGAGGCTCATAGGGTGATCCACGAACAAAACATGAAGCGTTTGGCAGAGTTAACCAGACAAGCTGAACACCAGCAAAAGGTTCAGGAAATCAAGACTCAATGGGCTAGATTAGTGGACGTCAAGGCATGAGATACTTACTTTTTGTTTTGCTGCTGGCTGGATGCAAAGACGTTTACCGCTATCCGTGCCAAAACCCCGACAACTTTCACGCACCTGATTGTCAGAAGCCGAAGTGCCTGTTTACCCAGCAGTGCCCTGAATACCTAGTTGCCCCTATCTTGGAGAAGAAAGTCAATGACGTCCAACAACCAGCCGCAGCAGAAAAGTGAACCCCTAACGGCAGAGGCCATTGAAGTCCGAGTCTGGGGCTTTGTGGTTATTATGGTCACATTGATTCTGTGCTTCATTGTCATTGCGCTGCTTTACTCCGTAACGTTTGTGACGCAACCTATTAAGTCAATGGCTCCCATTGACCAAGCCTACACCAAGATGCTCAACGATATTGTTCTTCTCATCGTGGGCGGTATTGGCGGCGTGATGACTAAGCGGGCTGTAGGCGCCGGTGCGAGAGCGCTTGGCGTTCCCCCTCAGCCGATGATGCAGCAACCAATGTGTCAACCCATGATGGGCGGTATGAGTGGTGGATACGGGATGTCTAGTAACTATGTCCCTCCCCAGTCGGCCTATGGCTTACCCTCACAACCGTTTGGTGCAATGCCTGTCTGGACTAATCCTGAGCTAGACGAGTCATGGACACCCGGCCCACCGCCGACTACACCTCCTGAGCATTTGGAAGATGAACAAGAGCGGGCTGAGACCGCGGCTGCACGCAAGGAGGCTGAATAATGTTTGGCATACCATTACCTTGGATACTCGTCGGCTTAGCCATTACCGTGTTTGGTACATACCGCGGTGGCTACCACTTTGGTTGGGAAGACCGTGACAAAGACATGCAAGTTGCCATTGCAAAGAAAAATGAAGAAGCGAGGGCGCTAGAACAAACGATGGCGTCTAAGCTACAGGATCACGAAACCCAACTTAGAAAGGCTCAAGATGAAGTTGCTAAAAAACAGTCTGCTATGCACGAGCTTGCTCGCACTGGTCGGCTGCGCCTCCCCACCCCCAGTTGTCCACAAGCCAGCCCAAGTGCCCCTGCTCCCGCTGGAAATCCACAACCCAGCGAACCCGCTCCAACCGAATCTGAGCAATCGCTTATATCAGCTCTTATCGACATCGCAGCCGACGGGGATAAAGCCATCGTCAAACTCAACGCCTGCGCCGCCGCTTACAACGAAGTAAGGAATCTTATCAATGGTCAGTGAAGCCCAACTACAGAAACTGCACATTGGCCCTGAGTGGGTCGATGCGCTAAACGCCACTTTTGAAAAGTTTGATATTTCTACGCCCCTACGACAAGCGGCCTTCATTGGCCAGTGCGGACATGAGTGCGGGAACTTCCGAATCTTGGAAGAGAACTTAAACTACAGAGCTGAGGCTCTTCAGAAACTGTGGCCCAAACGCTTTGACGCGGCCAAGGCACAGGCTTGTGCCCGTAACCCCAAACTCATTGCCAATACGGTGTACTCTAACCGGATGAATAACCGGGATGAAGCGTCTGGGGATGGGTGGCGTTTCCGCGGACGAGGATGTATACAGCTCACTGGCGCGGCTAATTACCATCACGCAGGGCAGGCCCTTGGCGTGGATTTCATCATGGAGCCCGACCTTGTAGCCACTCCTATGTACGCTGCGCTCACTGCTGGCTGGTTTTGGAACACGCACAAGCTCAACCGTTTTGCTGACAGCATGGACTATTTGACCATGACTAAGAAGATTAATGGTGGCACAATCGGGCTGCAAGACCGCATCAAACATATAAACCACGCGCTGGAAGTGTTAAAAGCTTGAACTGCCGACGTGCCTTACATAGAATGACTGTATGACTACCCTCGTACTAAAGAACTTTTCTGGCGAACTGCCGAACGTGCCGGACTATAAACTGCCGGATATCAACGCTCAGCAGGCTTTGTTTTGCGATTTTGCTCAGAATGACTTGCGTCCACTGCGAGGGGGCACGTTGATTAAGACCATGACCAATACGGTCAGAGGCATCTATACCGAAGAGGGCACTAACTTCTTTACATGGCCAGTTGAGACGTTTGCGGTTAAAACCCCAGTCAACAACGATACCTACGGCCGCATGTACTTCATGAATTCCAGCGGATTCAAAGTTGCCCAGTATTCGTTAGCGACTGCTACCGGCGGCGAGCCTAGCACATCTTACACTGTGGGTGTTCCTGCTCCTACGGTGTCTCCTACCCTTGTGTTAAAGCAGCGGGCTACCCTGCCTGACTATCCCAGTATCAGTATTACAACTACTGTATGGTACGAGCTCAATGGTAAGAGATATCAAGAAGGCGCAATGACTTCGTTTGTTGTCGTGTCTCCATGGAAGAAGTACACGTTCACGCCGCCTGCTCGTACTCTCTACAACCCCGGGCAAGAAGCCACATCTACA